GAGCATATGATTCTGCAGGTAAATAATTTATAATATTGTCCCACATCAATATGCCGGGTTCCGCTGTTTTAGTTGCAGAATCAACAATTTTGTTCCAAATATCACAAGCATTAACTTCTTTTGCGATCAAATAATCGTTTGGTGGACAATCAACAGGAAATCTCAAGGCAAAACTAATATCATTTTTAACTGCCCTCATAAAATCATCAGTAATTTTAATTGAAACATTTGCACCAGTGACCTTTTCAAGATCATGTTTCATATCAATAAATCGCTCAATATCAGGATGTCGGACGTCCATTGTTATCATTAATGCACCTCTACGCCCATTTTGCCCGATCATACGACAAACATATGAATAAAAATCAGCAAATGACCAGGCACCGGTTGTTGTTCCGGCAGAATTATTTACCGGAGTATTTTCAGGTCGAAGATTTGATATATCCAGACCAACACCGCACCTCCTCTTAAAAAGATTTGCAAGTTCTTTACCTGCATCCATAATTGAAGAAATATTATCATTTGGTGAATTGATTACAACACAATTTGAAAGTGATACATTAACATAATTATTACCAATTCCCATCATCGGTGAACCTTGTGGGACAATATATTTAAAATCTTTTAATAATTCATAAATTTTTTCCTCTGTAACAACATTTCCACCAAATTTTTTCTCTATTCTCGCAAATTCCTTTGCCAATCGTTTATGCATATCATCTGGCGTTGATTCAACAAAATTACCATCTTTATCTTTTAACGCATATTTTGTCATAAAAACATTTGTAGCAAGTTCATCGCCATTAAAATATTTTAATGTTTTTTCATTAACAATATTTGTACTATACATTCACATACCTCTATAAATTATATTATACTAAAAATAACGCAGATTATTTTGATTTTTTTTCAACAATTTTAAGCAATTGTAAATCCTTATTTTTTCCTATTTGTTGCCACTTTGATTTTAATAAATTTTTCATTTCTTTTTCAGTAGAATTCTGAGATTCCTCAAATGTCAAAACATTATCATCAATAATCATAAATTTTGATTTTGAAGTATCAATTCCTATATTAAAAACCAAACCGTCGCGACCTGCCCTATTTTTTGCAACAAATAATCTTGCCGTTCCTTTTGCTTTTTCAACTGGCTTGCGTGATAACGATAATACAACATCTGCAATCATTGCTTTTCCATATGCTTCGCTCATATTTTCAAGACCAACAATATCAGCATTTGCAGCTTGGCGATTAGCTTGTGACGCGCTCCAAATCGGTAAATTTAATTCCATTGCCATATTCCTTAATTCTTCATAAATTAATTTTAACTCATGTCGTAAAGAATCATATTTACGTGTTGAACGCATAATATCGGCATAATCTATAATAACAATATCCGGAACAAATCCTTTCAACGCCAATTTTTCAATATGAGTTCTTAATGTCATAATTGTTGCAGAACCTGTGGGATATTCCTTAATAAAAAGTCGCCCTAGTTTCATCTTTTCATATTTTGATTTAATTAAATTTTTAGAATTAATAACATCATTACTTGGAATATCACATAAAAATGAATCATACCTAATACCAACAATAGTTTCGCATAATTCAAATGTGTAATGTAAAACATTTTTACCATGCTTTATTGCATTTGCCCCTAATGAAACAAGAAAATGTGATTTTCCAACACCGGTTGGGGCTGTGATTATACCAATCTCACCGTTTCCTAAACCTCCATTTAAAATATTTTTTGTATCAAGTTTATCAAGTCCAGTTGGTATTGGGTTTCTGTTTATTTTTATAAAACGTTTATCGAAATCATTCATAAAATCATGCCCAATTGAAGGTGTTGTACCGACTGTGAGGGCCACTTTTATAACACCTAAAACATTATCCAATTTATCAACTGCTATTAATTCAACTGCACTTTCAAGTGCTTCCTTAAGGGCTTGTTTTCTACAAAAATCAAGCGATTTATCTTTTACGTATTGTAAATCACCCATATCAGGATTTGTCTTAATTCTATGTAAAAATTCAACAATTTGATCACGTAAAATTATATCATTTCCTTCCCTTAAACAATCACGTACAATTGTAATTAATAATTGCATTGTTGGAAAAACATGATATTTTTTATAATATCCAAAATATTTATCAACCAAAAATCTCAAATATTTTAATTCGAAGTATTCAACCTTTGCAACCTCAAACATTTGAGCCGCCCAATTTTTATCGCTAATTAATGCCTGTAAAATTTTTTCTTGAAATGATTTTCCATAATCTGCAAACGTAATACCTTGTTGTAATTCCATACCTAACCCTTTATGCTGTTCATTGAATAAAAAATTGAATCCACATTAATATTTTGAATCCCTATATTAATTAACATTCTTATCATAGTTATTTTGTCTTTTATCGGTTTAAATGTATCTATGGCATAATCAATTTTTTTTATTTGTTCGAATGATAACATCGCCGTATCTAAATTCATTAATCTTAAATTACGTCTAACTAATTCCTTATCATTTACAATATTACTATACAATTTTATTTTAGAAATTTTTATTTCATTTTTGCAATACTCAAAAATATCATCCAATGATATTTCTGTATCATTACTTAAAATTTTTACACGTTTAACAAGTGATTTAAACCCAACACGTTTAACACCGGGAATGTTATCAGAAGAATCACCACATATTGCTTTACATAATACAAAATTTTCTGGTATTATATTATATTCAGATTTCATATATTCACTGTCAATTATTACCCTCCTTATAGGGGAATACACTTGTGTTGAATCATCTAATAATTGATACATATCTTTATCTGAAGACACTATTAATTTTCTTTGTCCTTTTAACTTATATTTACACAAATATCCTATTACATCATCTGCCTCACAATCATCAACATATATTTGACATATAGGCAAATTAGACATAATTTTTGTTAAAAAAATTGTTTGCCATACTTTATTTTCTTCACTGTCAGGAATTTCTTCATCATAAAACCGATTAGGTTTAACCGGTTTTCTACCTGCTTTATAATCTGGATAAATTGCTCTACGTTTTGCAGACCCTTTATTTTCCCATGCTATTATAATTTGTTTTGGAGAAAATTTGTTATTTAAATATCTAATTGAATTTAAATAACCAACAATCCCGCCACAATGTATACCATTTGAAGTCATTGATGGATTTACAACATAGTTTCTTATAAATAAATTTAATGAATCAATTATTAGGATTGGCCTATTATCTTCATTCATCAACCGTTTATCTCTGTGGTATCTGATAAATCATTTAACGACCGTATATCTTCGTAAGATTCTGGGTCAATATCTAATTTTAAATTAAACCTTTTAATCATTACATTTTCAATAAGATCATTAATATATGATTCATACTCTGGCTCTAGCATAATTTTATCAAATTCTGATTTATGAAATTTTTTATCAATTAAAACTTCACCCGTTTTTGAATCTGTAACACTAAAATTTTTCCAAGCGGTTGTACCACTAACACAGATTACTTTATCATCAATTAAAACTTCACCGTGTTTGCGTAAAAGATCAAATATTTGTTCATGTTCCTTAATGCCAACACCAAAATGAATTTCAAACTCAACTTTCCTAAACGGTGGGGAAACCTTATTTTTTATAGTCTTTGCCCATACATTTATCCCAATAACATCGCCATCTTTATTCTTGATATGTTGACCTGCACCAAGCTTTAATCTAACAGATGAATGAAAAGGAATCGCCTTACCACCTGGTGTGGTATCAGGATCACCAAACATAACTCCAATTTTCGTACGAGTTTGATTTAAGATTAAAAATAATGTGTTTGTATCTCCAATTATTTGTGTAATCTTTCTCATACCTTTTGAAATTGCACGTGCTTGTAACCCTATTGAATCCTTATCATAATCACCTAATAATTCGGCCTTTGGTGAGGATGCTGCAACTGAATCCCAAATAATAGTAATTGGAACATCTTTATGCATTGCCTTTGCTTTTAATATTGTCGATTCAGTAAATTTAAAAACATCTTCTGTACATGACGTTTCTATAAATACAAAATGTTTTGTTATATCAACGCCTAATGTCTCAAGATTCTCAACTGATGTTGCATTTTCAGTATCAATATAGACAGCCATACCCCCCATTTGTTGGGTCGCACGAGCAACTTGAATTGCTAAATGTGATTTCCCAATCGATGGTGGGCCAAATATTTCAACTATCCTGCCTTCCGGCAGGCCACCATCACACCGGTTTGCAACTATATAATCAATTAATTTAGAGCCGGTTGATATCCACCTTTTTACATGGGTTGGTGCGATATCAGTCCCCAAATTATAGGCAACCCTAGACCCAAATTCTTTATTTAATGATTTAATAAGATCAGATGTAAAATCATCAAGACCATTATTTTTTTTATTTTTTTTCGGCATGAATTTTCACGCTAACTCAACAAATCATTAAAAGCATCATCAAGGTCAGTATAAACTTTGTCAGATTTATTTGTATCTTTCCGTGGTATAGTTACAGTTGACGTATGCTCATTATCATTAGTTTCACCAGACAACCAGTTATTTACAATTGATTTAATCTCATCATACGATTTTAATGTATAAATTTCATCAATATCCGGGATATCATCAACCCATTGTTTAACCTGGTCGGCATCATCAGATAGGGATGTAACCTTTGGGCGTGGCATTACCTCAGTGGTCGCAAATTGACGACCAGGCTGCTTTGTAACTGTAACCGACAAATCATGCCCTTCCAGGGGATCAGATACATCACCATAATCAGAGTCCAGTAAAATATTTAATAGACTCTGATAAACCATTTTACCAAAACCCCATAAACGTGACCCTTTGTCTTCTTCGCCTCGTACAACAACAGCTGCATAAGTACGTAACTTTGGGTATAGCTTTTTCGCCATTTCACGTGATTCTGGTGAACCATCATCATGCAATTTGTTAATCAATTCTTGAATCGGATCCGGTTTTCCGAATTGATGCGGTGCCAAAATACCTGGATTATTACCAATGTTGTAATAAAAATATCTCTCATAGAATGGTGTACCGTTTTCTGTTTTAAGCGGTAACATTCTTATATTTGTCTTTCCTTGTGGTTTCCATAGTGAATTGGAAGACTTCCTTTTACCAGAAAGTTGTGCTAATTTGTTTCTAATTGCGTCTAAATCAATTGCCATTATAAATCTCCTTTAAATTTTTTCGTGCTATAAACACATAATCTTTAGTTGAAATTTATAATATAATGAATTTTTGTATCTATAAAATTAAAATTAATTTTCGTGCATGGGTTTGGCACCACCAAAGAAATTGGCTTGTTTTCTAATGAATTTTTTATCCCTCTTTGGCCCATAACCAAGTGGTACGCTCCAACCGAAACTACCAACATTTGCAACAGTGCTAACTTCTTCAACATCCTTGAGTTTTGTTTTACGTTTTTTCTTCTTTTTCTTCTTTTCAAACAATAATGTTAATTCTTCTTGTATTATTTGTCGTAATTTTTTTTCTGTAATTAACATATAATATTATCCCTTATCTCC